GCGCGACACCTTCGAGATCAACACCGCCGTTCTGTGTATCGTCTGCTTCTTCCAGACTGTCAGCATCGATAAGCCAGCCAGCCGGGGCGCCAGTGCCTTCAACAGCATCACGCATAGCCTTGACTGCATCGACATTCTTGGGAGCAGATGGGTCAATTGCCTGAGCCGTGCCGACGATCTGGGTCACTTCGCCGAATGCGATGACCTTCGAGCGGCCTTCGGCCTCCTGCAGCGGGGTATCGAACTGGAACTCGATCTCACGGCCTTGCAGGTCTTCCGGGATTTCATTGGGCGCCCCAAACACGCCCATCTTCATCAGAAGGCTGAATTGCAGATCAAGAACGGGCGATGAATAGGACGAGCCGAATGGCTCAAAGATCGGCATTGCTGCGCGAACATATTCCTTCACGCGCTGCTGCGCCTCATACGCGGTCATATCGCCGGACGCAGGAAGGTTCAGCTTATTGATGAACCAGCCATCAGCCAGCGTTGAGCGAATGTCCTGAATGATATCAATGCCAAGAGCTGGGTTCTTACCCAACTCAAGAGCACGCAAACCGGCGCCAAGACGCTCGTCATAGTCAGCATCAAGCCATGTAATGCCGCCCGCATAGAGATTGACGCCACCTTGAACCGCGTCTTCTGTGGCCACGACAGGCGGATCAACGCTCTTTTCCGCGGCTTCAATCAATGTGCGCTTCATGTCCTGAAGCATACGGGCATCAGGCAGAGCCACGACAGCAGCAGGTGAAACCGCATACTGCGAGTCCGACATCGTGTGCCAACGTGGGATGACATAGCAATTCTGCTGGAGAGGCATTTCCTCCAGAATATGACAGCCCTTGTCGACAAGTACCCAGATGGAAATGAACGGCTGGCGCTTCTTTGCACGCTTGCTGTTCATGTCATCGAAATATTCTTCTGCGGGTACGCAGATATGACGGCACTTCAATTCAGAAGTCGGGTCTTCCTCAATTGAGGCTCTTACATCACCGGGAAGCGCATTAGGCCACTTCTTCAGGATATTGCGGCCTGTTATCTTTCTACGACGCTGTACATGGTCAATGACGCCATCATCGTTTTCCATCCAGACGACATCACGAAGATGATGATTGCGCGTCGAAAGGAACCCATCCGGCTTGGCCATGCATGAAATTGCGCCATTGCCGAAGGTAACGAAATCATGGTCACATTCCTTCATCGCCTTCACAGTGCCGGAGATCGGCATGTAATAGTGGCGGCGGAGAATGCTTGTTGCGTTGTCAAGCCATTGACGATTGACTGTCTTCTCATCCACACTCTGGACGCCGGTACGCACCTTGAACCAGATGCTTGAGGGCGGTCGAAGAATGGACGATAGGTTATTGCCCAGATCACGGCGGAACATCACTGGCGTACTGTCAAACAGCCACGATGCGTAATCGTCGCCCTCGACATAGGTACGGGTGAAGTAGGCCCGCTCTGGAAAGAAGTGATCAGCCAGTTCCTGCCAGAGACTGTCAACCTGTGCGCGCTTGGTGAAGAGCGCATCACCGATTTTGACGAGCCGCTCCAGTGCCGTATTGGTCATAAACAGACCGCCTTACTGTGCGCCGCCGAGGGTCTGGTTACCCTGCCCGCTTGATGCTGATCCGCCCGTGAGAATGGTCGACTGGCGACCGCCACGGGTCTGGACTTCCAGAGCACGACGGCGACGGGCTTCCAGTACCTGCGGGTCTTGTTCATCCGGCATAACAGGGGTTGGCTGCGGCTTGGGTGTCTTTCCAAAGCTCATGATTTCATCCTTTCATCTGCGGCGGCGCTTGGCCTGCTGATGCCCAACGTTTGCTGTTGTCTGGCGCTGTTTGTTCGAGGCGCGCTTGATACGAGCGTCTACCGAGTTTTCACCGGCAGACCACGCCATAACGACCGCATCACCCTTGTCGGGAGATCGGCCCAATCTCTTCTTGATTTCGACCTTGCTTTCGACCTGAATGCCGCGAGGCGTGAGTTTCCACGTTGCTGCGGCCAGATCGGCCAATAATTCGGGGTCAGGAGGCAAAGCCACCGGCTCACCGAGATTGGGTTCAAGCGCCTCACGAAACTTCCACATTGTTTCAGCGCGCTTGTTTACGAATTTGAGCTTTCCGTCTCGCGTCGACTTGCGGGACTCATCAGCTCCATTGAATGGCACGAGGTTAATCCCCCGTACGTTGTTCTTCAGATGCGAATAGACGCCGGAGCCATATCCGCCGCCCATATCGATAATGACCGTGCATCCATCGCGCATCAAAGCCAGATCGCGCGCTGCAAGGTCTATCGGGTCAATCATCCCCTTGAGACGTTCTGAAATGATTTCGTCATACCAATGACCATGACGACGGGCGAAGGTATTCGCGTCACCGCCACCTAATGCAACGTCATGTGCAAGACTGGACATTCCCATGCTATTAGGCACTTCAGACGTCCATCTGGCCTGCGCCATCCGTATCCATTCGGTCGGGATGACCTGAAAATCTCCGTCCTTTACCTCGGCGTCAAAACGACCATCACGCATTCGTATGCGCAATTCTTCCGGCATAGCTTCGAGCACGGAAGCGTAGCCTGCGGCCATAAGGTCCGGGTTATCCTCTAGCTTGGCCGGGATAAATGTCCGTGACCGTGGCTTGACCATACGGCCATTAACTTCAATCTCTTCCGAACCCTCACATTCAACGTCCTTCCCGTCGATAGTGGTAAACCATCGAAGCTCACCCGGCTTGGCCGGATTAGGATGCGACTTGTCGAGCCATGGTGCCCAGTACTTTACGACCCAGTAGCCTTCCGGCGTCGTGGGCGGGTTGCCGGTAGCAATGACACGGCAGCGCTGATTAAGGTCGGTTGAGCGCGTCCAGCCGATCAGAAAGCGGTACTGTGCCTCGCTGAAGTGGGTAATCTCATCGAAACCTTTGAGATCGTGAGCGCGCCCCTGATACTTCTCAACATCGGTTTCATGCGGGACAGAACCGAATTCCAGCACATTGCCCTTCGGCAGTCGCCAGATTTTGTCCTGCGCATTATACCCTGTCCGCCCGCCGATCAGTTTTGAGACTTCATCCTCAAGGCCTTTGATCTGCGGATATTCGCGACGGAAGATAATCGAACGCTGATGATCGTCTACAGCCGTCCCGCACAAAAAGGAGGACTTGCCGCCACCTGCTGACCCGCCGAAAAACAATTCATCGGCTTCGGAATGGAGCGCATCAATCTGCGGCCCCGGATTGGGTATAAAAAAACGGCCATTCGTGGCCGTTAGTGCATCCTTTTTGATCTGGTCCTGTACATCCTGCGGAAGCGCTTCAAAGCGCTGCAAGATGTCATCCAGCAGATTTGTCATTCTTTCCGCTCAGTGCGAATGCGATGCGCCGGGCAAGATCGTATCCGTCTGCGTCCTTCGTTTCGATTGGCCCGCCATCCTTGCCGGTCAGCTCACTCTTGTCAGCAAGGCCGAGATCGCGAGCAATGATATTGGCATTGAGAAGATCAGCAGCGGCACCGGAAAACTTCTGCTGGTAGATGACTGCTTCGGCTCGCGTGATGACATCACTTAAATCGGCGCGGTCTTTACGCCATTCGATCCATTGCTTCATCGTTACATCAATAAACAGGCAAAGCCCTTGCAAGGTCATTGCACGGAGTTTTGCAACCGGCTCATGCTTATTGATGCCTTGAAACGATGTTATCTTGTCTTCGAATAGCGGGTTGCTATCCACCCATTCGAAATACTGGCAGCATGCATCCCATAGATCGTCAGGATTACTGAACTTGGGATTGCGACCATGTGAAGAACGCGCTTCCCACAATCTGTTACCCGGAAGGAAACGACCTGTGCCGGGATCGCGCTCACTCATACCGATTGCCTCTTGTTCACTATCAGGCCGTTAAGCCTTGAGCGCTGCGATGATTGCATTCACCTTGGCCTGCAGATCAGCAAGGTTGTTGTTGATCGCTGTTACTGCCGTATTCACGGAAGCGAGCGATGCAGCGGACGTATCAGTACTTGCAGCCGTGGCGGCGGCAACAGCCGTCATCGCATCGTTTGCGGTGCCTACCGTACCCGTCAGAGAAGTAAGAGCGGCAATTTCCGCTTTTGTGCCTGCTTCGAGTGGCTGACCGTCTACTAGAAGTTCACCGGGGGCACCGAGTGCTAGACGCTTTCCGTGAATGGTTGTGGTTGCCATTTCGTTTGATCCTTATGATTGAACGAATTAACATCAGCCTCGTAATCAACAGGCTTGGGAGATGAATATGGATTGGAGTAACGACAGCTGTCCTGTGTGCAGACAGAATGCCCGCGAAGCACTTCCTCGCATGGGTGATTTTGCTGAAATTATCTGTGACGATTGCGGACGTTACCGCATTTCAGGATCCAGCCTTCAAGTCATGCGACACGAAGATGATGCTGACATTCGAAAATCAGCCCTTCAGCATGCAATTAGAGATGCTGGCGATAGCATGCCGTTCATTAAAGGGTTTGGCGGTTAACGCCATTCCCTAGCCAGTTAATAGCGCCGGGGCGCAGTGAGAAAGATTGGGCGGGAGGCTTTCTTTCAATCCGACAACCAAAGCTATCGAAGAAATGAGATGGTGCATGCGGGGTGTAGACTGTCTTCCAGAAGCTACCCTTGATCTTCGGAAGCGGCTTCACCACGACATACCCAGTCATGTTCATTCCGAGCGCTTTAGCCTGGTCATACAACGTTTGGGAAATGAAAAACGGAACTGTACCCATCACTTACACCTGCTATCCGTAAGCCACTGCTGTGTGTTGCAGTGATATTGGTGCACAAGAGGCTAGGAGGATGAAGGCAGAGAGAGCGAGAAGCTTGGCGGTCATGCCCATACCTTCCCTTTACCCATTGTTGCGCGATAGGCTTCGACAAGCTCACGGCTGAAATGCTCAATCCCGTATGCTTCCATTTCGATACCGGCGTGTTTCTCGCCAACCACCTGACAAATGAACTGCCAGACGTGAACCGCTTCATGAACAAGCGTGAAGATGACTTCTGACGCATCCCGTTCAGCCGCCTTGAATAAGGCAACGACGATAAACGACTGACCATCTTCCGGGTTGGTATATCGAACTGTGTAGCCACCGTGATTTGCAGCCTCTGGCCAGCTTTCATCAAGCCCGTATTTCTTTTGAAGAAGTTCCCATGCTTGTTGCGATGGGACAAAGGCAACAGACACCGGTTGCCAGCCACGATCTAACCAGACGGGCTTGGCGGTCATTTCTTCGCCCACGGTTCCGGATCGCGTGTATAGCTGCCGCTGTGCATGTTCCAGACGCCGATAATGTAAGCCACCCACCATCCGGCAAAGAAACCAAGCATAGCACTACCGAATATGATTGCCTCGATCATCTGTGCTCTTCCAATATCTTCGCCTGCGCTCTCAGGATCGTCGCCACTTCTTCCGGGCTGTCCGTATCCATGAACGCAGATATGACCGCCTCAAGCATAATCATGTTGCGAGTGCGCCAGAACTTGATCGTGGATTTGTTCGCTATGTCGTTAAGAGCCTTAAGCTCTTTCTTGGAGGGCTTGGGCACGGGTGCTCTCTCCAATGAAAAAGCCCGCGATTAAGCGGGCTGAAACTCTGGATAGGTGATCCGCTCGTCACCGACAGGCCAGCCAAGTTGATCATGTTCCGCCTTGGCAAGCGCATAGCCAACATCGTAAGCGGTTTGCTGGTTATCGAACTCTCCACGATGTTCGCACCCTGCGCCTCGCCCTTCCTCATGATAACGCGTCACGATATAGCGGGTGACAGGCACAACTCGGTATTCGATCTTGGTAAGATCGCTCATGGTCATTTCCTTTCGTTTGTGAAGCGACGACCTCAGCCGCCTATCCGCACGATGCGGAATTGAAAAAGCCGCCACCCGAAGGCGACGGCTGAATTACTCGCGAATATCATCAAATGACTTGGTACGCGGCGCTTGATCGTGCGGGCCTCTTGCGAAGACAACCAGATCACCATCAGCTATTTCTCGGCGCGCCCTCAAGTCCCATCCGCGATGAATGAAGTGTGGTGGCCCGAAGGCTTTTACCGCTGTCCAGTATTCCTCACCACAGAACCCGACGAAGTGAATACATCGTTTCATCTGGGCGACCTCTGATACTCGGTGGCCTACGGACAAACTCTTTCGGCTTGGCGCATGCCCCGCATTTAACCATCCTGCCCTATGTCATCAGGTGACGATGTGACTGGCACCGAATTAGATCAGAACGGGCCGGACGCTACCCCGGCTATCCAGCGGCCTAACCGGTCTGGCTATCGTGCAAACTGCCGCGAAGAGCGCTTCTGCTTTCAGCGCCGCCGTTCTGATTAGTTCCCGCACATAGCCGGGCCACTTGTCTGTGATCGGTTCGGACGGCCTGCTGCTATCCCGGAACAGCGCCGATCACCATGTGCGGTATAGGCTGCGATCCCCTAATGGTAGTCTCACCCTCAGAAGGACGGGCATTTAACACGTTGGTTTCGGTGAGACACCCGCCAACCCATAGCACCTAGATCGCATTTGGTGTGCGCCGAGCGCCAAATCTCTCGGTAACTCTACACCCTTGTGGGGAGGACGGCCCTGGCATTCACCGCGTCTCGCACATTCCGTTGAGGCATTGCCTCAGAATCAAAAAGCGGCCCGAAAGCCGCTGTATCTCTTTGGATGCAACTCGGCACCCTAAAATCTGATGTCATTTATTCAGTGATTTGCTTTTTTTGTCAAGAATGAAGTGCCTATGCAGGGCGTTACACACAAGTCTTGTGGAAGAAAGCAGGTGCGGAAACTCTTGGTCCTGGATTACCACGTATTGAAGGCCCGCCCAGAGGTTCTCTGATCGTTCCTCTGCCTGCGCTTCATGGATGGCGTCGTGTGCTGATTTATACGCCTGCTTTACTCGAATACACCAATCGGCATAGGCATCAGGATCAGAAGCATTGACGCCCCCAATCTGTTCGTAATACGCCCCAGGTGATCCGATTGCCTTCTGATACGAGTTATACAGATCGATGTAGCGGGTTGCTGCCTCATACTGGTCCTGACTGATGCCCTCGCCTCGACCAGCCATTGCCAGACGGCCAAGGTATGAGCCTGTGCGCGGATCGCGGGCCATGTCTGCTGGTACGCCGTAATGTCTCATCCTTGCCTCCATCGCCACTTTGGCCGGGTCTTCTTTCATTCTTGATGCCCTGCCATTGGGTTCACGGAGGGAAACATCCTTCTTTGGCCTTCCTCTTGATCGCTTGGCTTGAAGTTTCGCCGCCTTCGTCCTCGCCATGTCCGTTCCTCGCTGACTGGGGTTATGCTGGATATGTGCGCGAGCCTTCTTTGCCCGGCCAATAAATTTCTTTGTTGGTTTCAATGATGACTAGATAATCTGGGCGCCTGTCAGCGCCGATCCAATAACGAAACCACGCTTTGAAAAGGTGCCAGCTACCAAGCCTGTGTTTTGCTTCGATGGCGGCTATTCTCAATCGCCAGATGAACCGAGCGCAATTTACTGCATCAAAGATCAAATACCCGGCGACAAGCGCGGTCAGGGTGCCTAATGCAGCAACTGTTAAAGCGCCTACTGCCATCAGAAACGTCGCCATATCGCCCTCTCCTATGCCGCTTGTTTGTGAGCGCTCTTGAGCGCTTCACGGTTGATCCCGAATTTCTGAATGGCATGGACAACGGTGGAATGGTCACGACCACCGAACAGTTCGCCAATTTTCACTGTCGACAGATCGAGCCGGAGCTTTGCCACTTCCGCCATTGCCGCATGTCGGGCCTTGACCACGGTGTAACGGCGGTCCCTGCTCATTACGTCCTTGGCCGATACGCCGAAATCGCTGGCAACTGCCGCGATGATATCCGCAACCAAAGGACGATTTGCTGATCTGACCTTTTCCAGCTCTTTCTTTCGTGCGGCTTCAAGCATCCGCGCAGCACGTTCGGCGCGTTCGCGGGCTTCCTGCTTGCGTTTTTCCTTGAGTTGAGCGCGTTCTTCCTGCTCACGCTTGCGTTTCTCTTCAGCACGACGCTTGGCCCAGACCTTATGAACGAATGCTGGGTTCATTCCACGGAACACGCCGAGCGGGTGTTCAAACTCATGTCCAAGATTTGAATGATCCATTACGCGGCCCTCTTTGACTGGTCATCCCAACGGACGCCGTAGCGGTCTTTTCCGTCGGTTGGTTGAAGTAGATTGCTTGGAACACGGCACCCATCATCTCCTGGCATTGGACCCCATACCGCTGAAATCCAGTTTGAATTTCTGCGGGCGTACCTGAGACGCTTTTCCCATTCGGCTTCGAGAGTTTCTGGAGCCAACTCAGTGTCTGGGGTTATGATGCGCGCCGGTTTGGCAAGGCCCTCGCCTGCCTTGATGCGGCGGTTATGAGCGTCCTTGATGGCGTCGGTGAAATAGTTCCATCCCTTGGCGGGGCGCTGCATCGTTGCGGCTCTGGCCCTGATGGTTGGCAGGATATCGGTCTCCACATCCACGCCAGCTGAGATCAGGCCAATGATTGCGCTGAGATCAAACACGCCATGAGGCTGTATCTTGTCTCCGGCTGATGCGGTCAGTTTGCTTTGGAGAATAGAAAGGTCATCGGCTGGCTTGCCTGCGTCCGCGCGCTGCTGCTGATGGTTCCCTGACGGTTCAAACGTAGTGAGCCTGGACACAGTGTCCGGTTGATTAGGACAGGATGTCCGGTTGGTTTTGACAGGATGTCCGGTTGATGTTGACAGATTGTCCTCTTGCTCTTCGCAAGCGGCCAAATTGGCCACTTGTTGAAAAGCTACGAGAATAATGCGGTCACTGGTACGAGTTCCATCACCTCTGCGGCGCATAATGCGGCGGATGATCCCGCGTTCCTCAAGGCTATCAAGAACCCTGCGAACAGAGCGATCAGAACATGCCGATTGCTTGGCAATGCTTTGCTGACCGGGGAAACAAACGCCGTTTCCATCCGCATAGTTGGCGAGTATCAGCAGAACAGCCTTTTCCGTGGCATTTTCCGCGTCAAATGTCACAGCCCATGAAATAGCTTGAACGCTCATCAATGAAGCCTTTCCAAATCGCGCACCGCTGACGAAGCAACATCCACAAACAGGTCAATCGAGGAGGTGACCGGGCCGTTACGTTGCTTGGCGATGGCAAATTCCAGGACGTTTTCGCAGTCGATCAGCTTGGCGGCGATTTCTGCCTGCTTGCTTGGATCGTCTGACTTTTCGCGGAGGAGATAATAAGCCTCACGGTATAGGAAGATGATCGTGTCCGCGTCCTGCTCGATAGCGCCACTGTCTCGCAATGAGGAAAGCTGCGGGCGCTTGTCTGCCTGCGTTTCCAGCCCACGGTTGAGCTGTGACAGGAGAACAACTGCAATCCCGTATTCACGAGCCATCGACTTCAGAGCCGAAGTCATTTCAGCAATTTCATTCGTGCGGTTGCCGGAATAGCGATTTGATGCACGAATAAGGCCCAGATGGTCGATCATGAGCATTTCGAGCGGATTGCCCACCTGCTCCATCTTCTGCATCATAGTTTCAAGCTTGATGCGAATGTCTGTGATGGAGAGGCCTGACTGTTCCTCAATGAGAAGCGGCAAATCCTCGAAGCGCTTGGAAGCGGCCTGAAGCTGTTCAAGTTCTTCCATCGTGGCGCGCCCGGTGATGACGTTCTGATAGGGAACGCGGATATTCCAGTTGAACGCGATATCTGTCACAGCACGAGCTGCGAGCTTGTCTGCATCCATTTCAAGAGAGATAAACCCGACGCCATGGCCAGCGCTGGCAACCTTAAGGCAAGTTGACAGGCCTACCGTTGTCTTGCCCATTGAAGGGCGACCGCCGATAAGCGTCAGATCACGCTTGTGGATGCCTCCCGTCTTGCTGTTTACGTCACGAAGGCCCCATGTCAGGCCAGTAAGGCCACTGCCTCGCTCCTGTGCTTCCTTGGCTGCGGCAAACGCATTGTCCGCTGCGTCCTTGAGGGAGAGCTGGGACTTGCGGCGCGGACCACGACGAACATGGGCGAGAATATCATCCGAAACCATGCCAAACGTTTTGATCAGTTCGACAGGGCTGGAAGCCGGATCGCCTGCGGCTTCTGCCAACATGGCGGCTTCCTTGGCAATCTGTGCCTTGGCCCACTGGTCTACGACGCGCTTTGCTGTGTTCTCAAATGCTGCACCACCAAGCACAGCACTGACGGCAAGACGCGCCAAATAGGTGATAAGGTTTTCTCCGACAGCGGCTTGGTACTGATCTTGAATTGCCTGCGGGATCAGCTTGATCACTACCGCTGGCTTGGTTGAGTTCATGCGCTCATGGGCTGTGCTGATGGCCGTGAATATCTCTGCATGCACTGGCTCAAGGAAATGGAAAGGCTCAAGGATTGTGGAAACGCGGCGGAAGTCGGTTCCCATAAGAAGGGTTCCAAGCACTTCCTGCTCAATCTCAATCACGAATGAATTCTTGTCGGGAGTGGCGTTCATAACTTTGCCCTCAACCGTTCGATAATGCCTTGCGTTA